TGATGACTTGCCCAGTGGTTTGATGGGGTAGCGGTCATTCAATGGCTTCAGATACCAGTCTGCGCCATCTTGAATCAGTTGCTTGAAAGTGGTTTCGTTGTCGCCATTGCGTGCAACAACGAAATCGCCGGGGTTTGGCTCCATCTCCGGCTCGATGATAAGGATCATCCCGGCGTGGAACTCTGGCTCCATGCTGTCCCCGGCTACCCGGAGCGCGAAAGTGTGGCGGTTGACGGGCACCGATGTGGGGATGGCCTCCATGGCCCCGTCACCTGGGTGGAAGTTATCCACAAATTCTTTGAAATCCCCAGCCTGTACTGACGTTAAAAGCGGCACAACACCTCCTATATCCGGGCCATCCGCAGTGTCTGCGCCGCCACCCATGAGCTGTGCAACAGAAATGCCTAAAGCTTGAGCGACTAGGGGCTGAATCTTGCGCCGTGGGGCCGTCCCCCCTTCCCGCTCCCATTGCTGCACCGCGCCACGGCTCACTCCGAAAAGTTTTCCGAATGCTTCCTCGGTCAACCCGAGGCGCTCGCGGCCCTGTCTGATCAATTTGTGGATGCTCATGGTATCAGGGTAATCACTTGGAGCGCTAGAAAATCTATACAAGATAGAAAAACTATCGTAAGATGTGGGGCATATGGACACCACCACCGAAACCCCACTCGATCAGGCTATCCGCCTTGCTGGCGGTCGCACCAAGCTCGCAAGGAAACTTGGACTCAGCGGCCACGCAGTTGTCTATCAGTGGCAGCAGAACCGCATCCCAGCAGAACACTGCCCTGATGTGGAGGCCGCTACCGGAGTCAAGTGTGAGGCGCTGCGCCCCGATGTGAATTGGGCGGTGCTGCGCGCCAAGCCCCGCAAGCCAAAGACCACCACCACAGAGGCCGCGTAAATGGCAACCTCCCGCATCACTGAAATCAGCTTCGAGCTTCCAGCCGAAGAAGTCGCCGTCCTTGACGGCTACGCCACAGCAACCGGGAAAAAGCGCACTGCTGTCTTTCGGCAGATCCTGCGTGAGTGGAGTGAGCGTAAGCACCATGAGGCAATTCTGATTTGCCGCGTGGCCGGTAGCAACCCGGAAGCTGTCGGATCGTGCCGGGAGGGCGCGGAATGAGCTTTCCCATCCCACGCCCTCGCGGAAAAGACATGCCCAGCGCACCAGTCCCGCGCAAGACCACCAACACCAGCTCTAACAACTCGTTCGGCTCTGTCAAGACGCTGGACAGCAAGGGCCGTCAGACCGTCTCGCTCAAGCCGCGCGTGCTGGGGTCTATCTCGATTGAGCCGCGTGAGGCTGCGCAGGCCAGCCGGGACAAGCGGGATGCGCTCAAGCGGGGGATGTCGCAATGACCACCACTGATTACGAACTCGCCCAGTTGATCGACAAGCGCCGCCAATTGTCCGCGCAGCTTGCCGGTGTGGAGTTGCAGATTGCCATGGCCGTAGGAGACCGCGATGCGGCCCGCAGGCACATGAAGGAAATGAACGCACAGACCGAGGCGCGCAAGGCAGCGCGGCTGGCCATGTGCAGCGCCATGGGGGCGCATTGATGTTTTTTCACCCGGCTAGGTTCGCTACCGAAAAGCAGCTTCACCCACTGCCTGCCGACGTGATTTTGGGTGCATGAAATGGTGAGCATGAGCAGATACAGAAAAATCGAAGTGCGCACATGGTCGGATGAGAAATTCCGCGCTCTGTCCGCTATTCCGCCGTCTGGTCAGGGCCTGTGGTTCTTTCTTCTGACCGGCCCACACACCACCGCTATTCCAGGCTTGTTCCGTGCTGGCCGTGCTGCCATGGCGGAGGAATTGAACTGGGATCAGGAAGCCTTTGACGAAGCCTTCCTGGAAGTCTCAGATCAAGGCATGGCGAAAGCCGATTTCAAAGCCAAGCTGGTATGGCTTCCAAAGGCTATCCAACACAACAAACCAGAGTCTCCGAACGTCGTGCGCGGATGGCGCGTAGAGCTTGATTTACTGCCTGAATGCGACCTCAAGCGCGAGGCTATTGCAGGCATTCGTGCAGCATTGGAAGGCGCTGGCCCCTCGTATGTAGAGGCTTTTGACGAGCTCCAAACAGGCAGGCAAAAGGAATCGGCAAAGCCTTCGCCAAAGCCTTCCGCGAAGGCTTCCCAAAAGACTATGGCGAATCAGGAACAGGAACAGGAACAGGAACAGGAAGAAGATAAGAGCGCGGGCGAGCCCGCTACCCCCCTCGACCCTGAAAAACAGAAATCCCGGTCGACCACCCTGGCCGCCTACCTCGATGTTTGCCGTGCCGCTGGTGTGAAACCGATCCCAGAAGACCACCACATCCGCCGCTACTGCGCCGACGCCGGGATTGCCGACGAGATGACGGCGATTGCCTGGTTGCGGTTCCGCGAAGAGCACACGACCGGCGCCCGAAAAGCCAAGCGCTACGTGGACTGGCCGGAGACTTTTGCCAATTGCGTCAAGTCGTCGTGGTACGGGCTGTGGGCCTGCAACGCGGAGGGACCGGCGAACTGGACCACGAAGGGCCTGCAAGAAAAGCGGGTGGCCGATGCCCGCCGCGCAGAAAAGGAGGCGTCCCATGAACATGCTTGACCTGCCCGAAGAACTTTCCAGCTTCTCGCCCGAGGCCGAAGCCGGTGTGATCGGCGGCCTGCTGGCCAAAGGCCCGGACGCTTACGATGCCGTGGCCGACCTGGTGCGCGCCGAAGACTTTGCTGCGCCGTTGTACGCCAGCGCCTACCGCGCAGCAGAGGCCGCAATCCTGTCCGGCAAGCCTGTTGACGTGGTTTCGATGTACGAGGCGCTGCGTGGCGATGACGAAGACGCGGCCGATCTGCTGTCCACGCTGCACCGGTGCACCCAGACTTACCTGGGCCAGCGCGTACTGCGCCAGCATGCCGAGATCGTGGCTGAGAAGGCCGCATCGCGCAGCCTGCAGCGGGCGGCCGGCGAGATTCGCGGCCTGGCTGCTGACGAAACCATGGCCGTGGGCGACCGCATCACGGCATCACAGACGCTGCTGGAGCAAGTTGCCCAGCCTGCGGCCAAAAGCGCCCCCATGCCGGTGGCCAGCTTTGTCGCGGGGTTTATCGACCGCCTGCAGGACATTTCGGACGGCAAGGTGCAACCCGGCATCCCGACGCAAATCCCGACGCTCGATCAGATGCTGGGGGGCGGGCTCAAACCGGGCAAGCAGATCATCATCGCGGCGCGGCCTTCGGTGGGCAAATCATCGCTGGCGCAGCAGCTGTGCCTGAACGTGGCGCAGCAGGGCCATGCCGCCGCGATGTTTTCGATGGAGATGGGCGGCCCCGAGTTGACCGACCGGGCCATGGCCAATATCGGCCGCGTGCGCCTGGACGCCATTGGCAACGGCCGACTTGACGATGGGGAGTGGGGCCGCGTGAGCGAGGCGGTCGAGTCCATGCGCGGCCTGGGGCTGTACTTCGACGACCAGCCCGCCATGACGCTGGGCGACATCGTTTCCAAGGCCCGCGCGCTCAAGCGCAAGAGCGACCTCAAGCTGCTGGCGATCGACTACCTGCAGCTGTGCGCCGGGGCCAAAGCAGGTGACAGCCGCCACCACCAGATCGAGGCCATCAGCCGGGGCCTGAAGGCGCTGGCGAAGCAGCTGGACATCACGATCGTCACGCTGTCACAGCTGAACCGCGAAGTGGAAAAGCGCACCAGCGGCCGGCCGGTGCTGTCCGACCTCAAGGAATCAGGGGCCATCGAGGAAGACGCGGACGTGGTGCTGATGCTGTGGCGCCACAAGACGGGCGACATGGCCAACACGATCGGCTGCGCCGTGCCAAAGAACCGCCAAGGCCGCGTGGGGGAGTTCGCGCTGCATTTCGAGGGGGCCTTCCAGCGCTGGACCGAATCCACCGAATCACTGGCCGAGCCCGTCAAGAAGATGGGCGCCAGCAACCGCTACACCGAGGATTTTTGATGCATGAAATGCGAGACGTGCAACGAAGCCCGGCCCGACCCGGCCAGCTACCGGTTTTTTGCCGAGGGCTGCACCCACTGCGCCGCCCGGCGCATCCAGTACATCCAGCGCCGCCTGAATCTGGCCCCGGACGACAAGCGCACCCGCTGCCGCACGGCGCTGGCGCAGGCGATTGCGCTGGGCCTGCCCGAGGCGCAAATCAGGGCCATGGCGAAGAAAACCGAGTGGCAATTACAACAACCGGCGAAGGACGCGCAGCCCGCATCCTTGCCCGCACCGCGCAAGCGTGGGAGGTGAAATCGTGAATCAGTTTTTCCCGTCAATCACACAAAGCAGTGCCCTTGCCACCCAGGTGGGCGGCTCGCACTACAAGGACATGGCAATCCAGCCTATGGAATACAGCATGGCGAACAAATTGGACGCCTGCCAGCACACCGCCATCAAGTACGTGACGCGCTTTCGCCAGAAGGGCGGCATTCAGGATCTCGAGAAGGCCAAGCACGTCATTGACATGCTGATCGAGTTTGAGCGCGAGAAGCTGGCAAAGAAGCCCGAAGGCTTTGACGGCTGCGGCAATGTCGGAATGGAGGCTTCGGAGTGAGCGAGCGCATCACCATGAGCCTGTACAACGCGCAGCAAGCGCACCAGGCCATAAAGACAGCATGGCACCACGCCAAGGGGTGGTTGACAGCGGGAGACACCCGCCTGACGCTGGAAATCCGGCCCGAGAAGCGCAGCGATGCGCAGAACCGCCTGTTGCACGCCTGCCTGGGCGAGATCAGCAAGCAAGTCGAGTGGGCCGGGTGCAAGCGCGATGTGGACACCTGGAAGCGCCTATTGACAGCCGCGTGGCTACGCGCCCGTGGTGAGCCTATCGAGATGCTGCCCGCGCTCGACGGGCACGGTGTGGACATCGTGTTCCGCCGCACCAGCCAACTGACAAAGGCCGAATGCGCAGAGCTGTCTGAGTTTGTGATGGCATGGGCCGCCGAACGCGGGATTTTGCTGATGGAGTCCGAATGCTGACCTACAAACACCCCAAGGCCAAGACCTGCGAAGTCTGCGATCGGGTGTTCGTGCCCGATCGCATGGGGCAGCTTGTGTGCCGTCCTGCCTGTGCTATGGCCCGCGTGCGCCAGGCCAAGAAGGCCGAGCGGGCCAGCATCAAGGCGCGCAAGGAGGCTATCAAGACGATTGCCCAGCGCATCGCCGCCGCTCAGATTGCCTTCAACGCTTTCATACGTGAGCGGGACAAGGACAAGGGCTGCTTTGTCTGCGGTAGGCCGTTCGTCCCCGTCCCCGGCCAGGTGCAACACGCTGGGCACGTTCGCAGCCGTGGGGCTGCCGGGCATCTTCGCTTCAATGAGGACAACTGCCACGGCGAATGCGAAGGCTGTAACGGGCCGCACGGTGCAAAGCCACACCAGATCGAGGCCGGGGCAATCCGCCGTATCGGGACTGAGCGGTACGAGGCGCTGGTGACAGACAACGAGCCGCACAAGTGGACGCACGAGGAATTGATTGCCATCCGGGATGGGTATCGGGCGAAGCTGAAGGAACTCAAATGCTGACCACCGAAGAGCAAGAAGCCATCCTCAAACGTGCCAGGGCACTCGCCCGCCGCCATCTTGAGGTTAGGCGCCGCCTGGAGCACTCCGAAGTCAGCCCACAGCGGGCAAAGGAGCTGATTACGCAGGCTGAGGACGACTTGCGGGAAATGCTGAAAGAAGTCGGATAAACAGGAGAGGGCCACATGATGCAAAACGATCTAGACACGCTACTCAATGACCTGCTGGTGAAGTGGCACACCTACTGCGCCCACTACCAGTACGGCAAGGGCTACCCATCCAGCGATGTGACATGCCGCCAGTCCCGCACATCAAAGCAGTACGACTATGACAACGGCGCAATGGATGCCAACGTGGACAACGCCATCATGGAAGCCTTCGATGCTGCGATGGACAAGGTGGAGCAGCCATGGCGCACCGCCCTGAGCGTGCAAGCGCGCAACCTGCACACCGGGTCGAATGTCTGGAGTAGCCCGCGCCTGCCATCCGATCCCATGGAGCGAGTTGTTATTTTGATGGAAGCGCGTAACAAAATAATGAAAGTGCTTGCGCGCGACGGAATTTTGAGTTAGATTACTCGCAGCGGGATAGGTGCCTCTGCAATTTCCCGATCAGATTCAAGCCGCCGATAGAAATATCGAAGCGGCTTTTTCGTTCGTGGGCCGCAGCTCTCCCATCTACTGGCTTTGTCCAACTGGCTGCGCGCCCACACCTATTCCGCCCCGACTCATCCGCAAAGCTGATGCGGCGCGCACCGGGCAAAGTGCGCTGTAACTCCTGCGTGTGCACACACGTCATCAGCGAAGGTAGCGAACGGCCCCACCAGCGCGAAAGCGTCGCCCGATGGCGGGATTGATGAGGCGATATGGCATACGACAACAACGACGGGCGCCTAAGAGGCAGGAAGCTGCAGGCCGCACGCTTGCGGATATGGAGCGCCGATCCACACTGCTCTATGTGTCGCAAGCTGGTCGCATACCCCAGCGGCTTTGAACTGGATCACATCACGGCGCTGCACAAGGACGGCAGCACCAACGAAGACGACAACATGCAGGTGTTGTGCCCACCCTGCCACCAGGCGAAGACGGCGCAGGATTGCGGCTACCGTGAGCGGGCCAAATTCGACGCACAAGGCCGCGTAGTGTGGTGACACTGGGGCGGTACGTGCTGCCATTCAATCGCGCAACGTGGGCGCATCCAGCGGGCTTGCAAGGCCGGGCTGAAGGGTGGGGGGGGGATCGAATCTCTAGGGTAAGCCCTCAGGAAACCGGC